GATGTTAGAATCACGTTCCTTAGGGTTTGAGAGTCGGCGCGAGGAACCACCCAACACACAAATTTCGGCAGAAAGTCGTTTACTGGTGCACCAGGGCCCTCCCTCTAAGGAATGTGGTAGAGAGAGAGAGAGCCCCGATTTGTGGCGATACATCTCTTTTATAGCGTTTAGGCTTTATTTGCATACAGGCTATTGATTGGCCTCTTTCGTAACCTCGAGGCCAGGTGTCTTTTTCTATTTGGCGACGCAAAGGGGTGGGATAGGTGCTAGCCCCGGGGAGGTCTGGGGAATGCAGTTTTCCTTCGCTGATGCAACCTTGGGTCTGGGTTGCAGCGGTCGGGCCCCGCCACCTTTAGCATACTGGTTTGGAATTTCCGGCTGAGGCAGGGCTTGTTTTACAATTCGGAGGGCGGGAAAGCAGTTTTACAGAAGCAGAACAAAGGCAGTTAATCATTTAGTAACGAGTCTTACATCAAGCCTTGCAACAAACTCTGCCTGCGCCACGAACAAACAGAACCATTTACGGGGAGGGCCTAAAAGTTTTACTTTTCATTTTCCCCCTTTTCTTGTGTCTTAGAGGCTCAATCTTGAGCTTCTTCATCGGTTCTGAGCACCTGATACTGTTGGGTTAGCACCATAGCGTGTATTATGTTTAACTTATCATTAATAAAAGCGGTTAGACGGTTAAAAATGCACGGCCCAATGGTGAGTAAGAGCAGGAGGGTAAGTAGAGGGCCAAGAAAGGGCAGGAGGTAAGGGAGGAGCCCTTGAAGCCCAGTCCAAAGTGGGTTGGAAGCTAGATCTTTTCTACGTCTTTCTAGTTCTTCTTGTAAGGTTTTTATTTTGTCTCTCACAATCCCTGACTTGTTAACATAAAAGCAGCATTTTTCTTGCAGGGCTAAACAGATTCCTCCTTGTTCTGCTGTAAGTAGATCTAGCCCCCTTCTGTTCTGGAGAACCACTTCGGCTAATGAGTCTACTTGATCTTGCAGATCTTGTATGGTGCTAGATAAGATTTGTACATCAGAAATTAGCTGATTAGATAATTTTGTATATTGGGTCACAGAGACACCTAGGCCTGTAGCTCCTGTTGTGAAGGCTGCGGTGATCCCTAGCCCTGCTAGTAAAGGAATAAACTGTATGGCCCGTTTAGGTCTATATATAAAATGATCAATAGCAGGGATGGGGACCGGTTCATCTCCGGGAATGATGTCAATGTCGGGGAGGAGAGTTGCTAGGACGCAAAGCCCCGTCCAGTTCGTGGGTAGATAAGTGTATGCCATGTTATTGCCACAGAGAAAGACCGAACCATTTACAGCGCATATGGGACCGGTGACATTGGTTATGGAGGTACAGTTGCTGAAGGCAACATGGCCTAGATCTATTTCTTCTGTACTGTTGTAGGAGGGGGAAAAGAGGCAAGATGAATTGGAAAACTGCATCGGTTGAACTAGAAGGGGGGGAATTATTAAACAAGAGATATTATCCGAGGAGCGAGTCACGTAGGATAATAGGAAGTTAGGTATTGCGAGGGGAGTAGGGGGACCTAATTTTAAACAAAGCCAACAGTCGTCCACTAGGCTCGTGTTGGACATTAGGAGTAAGTTGTAAGTGGCATTGAGAATGTTTAAAGTCTGGGCATCGACCATGAGGTTATCTCTAACCTTAGGTATGGCCAAAGGGTGATACTGAAGTTCAGGATATAGGGCTTTATGAATTTCTTCCAGTTTTCTCTGAACACTTTTAATTCTTGTGGTGTCTAATGGACCTCCTCCATCAGAGACGTGGATAGGAGCTGTAGTGCTCCAGCAAATAGACTGCCCTTTTATGCCATTACAGGGAGATTGTATAAGTTTGTTGGTGGATCCTAATACTTGTACATCACTGGTGCCCCCAGTTTGTGTTTTTAGCAGAGTAGCCGTATAATATGTCTTATTGCCTGATCTGCATTGTTGGTATGAGGTATAACAAGAACTGTGTACTGAGGACTGGTAAGAATTACAGGGGCACTCTTGGAGTGGCCCGCTTGGGGAGGTGTCTTTTGGAATTGACTTACATTTCCATCTTTGGTCGGGCATTAAGTAAGCTGTCTTGCCTGAGCAAGTCACTTGACTGACCCTGTCTGACGGGGGCTCGGACACTTGTCCTCCGCTGCAATCGCATGGTCGGCCATATCGCTTTTGTACTAGTTCTATGGCTTTGCGAGGGTCGTCAAACCCCGCGTAGACCAGTACTAGGTTGTATAAGAAGATTATCTTTGTTGTGAATCCCATCTTGGACTATATGAGGGGTTACTGCTATGTACGGCGCGGGGTAGGAGGACAAGGGCAAGTAAGAAGTCAAGTGCGTGAGAGTCTTATCTTAAGGGGGTCCTCGGAGCGGCGGAGTCTCCAAGTTCCGGACGACGTCGGTCCAGGCGTCCCTGGAGCAGCCTTGGCGTGGGATGCGTGAATCCACGTGGCGATTCCGTCAACCTTTATGGCTGTGGGTGTGGTCAGGAGAACAATGTAGGGTCCTTTCCACCGAGGCTCCAGTCCCTGAGAACGGTGTCGTCTAACGTAGACGGAGTCCCCCACCTGGAAGGGGTGGCTGGTCTGCGAATGTCCTGGCCGGTACAGTTCTGCCAAGGGGGCCCAGATTTGGGCCTGTACTGCTTGTAGTCCTTTTAGCCGGGCCTGTAGGTCAGTCTTAGAATTGGAGGGAGAAAAGGAGTTAAGTAAGGTTGACAAAGGGGGAGGTCCTCCATAGAGGATTTCATATGGAGTGAGCCCAAAGCGGTTAGGCGTATTCCGGGCTCTTAATAGAGCTAGAGATAGGAGGCGTCTCCAATCTTTTAAGCCAGTCTCTAAGGTCAATTTAGTAAGGGTCTCTTTTATTGTTCTATTCATTCTCTCTACCTGTCCTGAGCTCTGGGGTCTATAAGCACAATGCAATTTCCAATTAATCCCCAGTATCCTGGCTAGCCCCTGACTTACCTGGGAAACGAAGGCCGGCCCGTTGTCTGACCCAATTACCTTGGGAAGTCCAAATCTAGGAAAGATTTCTTCTAGGATCTTCTTGGCTACTATGTGTGCCGTTTCTTGCCGGGTGGGAAAGGCTTCTACCCATCCTGAAAAGGTATCTACAAACACTAGTAAGTACTTATACCCAGCATAGTGAGGTTTTACTTCAGTGAAGTCTATTTCCCAATAGACTCCCGGGCGGTTACCACGAGTCCGTTTCCCTGCTGGCACTCGGGTAGCCCCAGCGTTTACCTGCTGACAGACCTTACAGGCAGATGTCACTTGCTCTATGAGTGTACTTGCCCTTGGGATTAGAAAGTCAGTTTTTTCAATTAACAATTTTAGCTTTCGATTACCCAAGTGTGTCCAGGCATGCATCTGCTGGATCATTGCCAGGGCTTCCTTTTGGGGAAGGACTATTTTCCCTTCTTTTTCCCAGTTTCTAGTGTCTTTGTTTTCTGTAGCCCCTATGGCTCTTGCTTCTTCCTGGTCTTCGGAGGTATAAGTATGTTCAATAGTTATGTGGCTGGTGTTGTCAGGTTCTGTGGCTAGGGTCAGTACTTCCGCCATGGCGGCTTGCCTGGCCACTCGGTCAGCCTGTCTGTTTCCTACTGCGACTGGATCCTGTCCTTTCTGATGCCCGGGGCAGTGAATTATAGCCACTTCTTGAGGAAGAAAAAGGGCCTTTAATAAGGCAATTATTTCAGCTTTGTTCTTGATTTCCTTTCCTTCTGAGGTTAGGAGACCTCTTCTTTCATAGATACTTCCATGAGTATGAGCCGTTGCAAAGGCATATCGGCTATCAGTATAAATGTTAGCTTTCTTTCCCTTGGACAGCTCTAGGGCCTTGGTTAGTGCTATTAACTCAGCCTTCTGTGCAGACGTGCCAGGAGGTAGTGATTGTGCCCAAATGGTATTGTGTCCGTCTACTACCGCTGCTCCCGCCCTCCGAGTACCTGAGTCAAGGTAACTGCTGCCGTCTGTGTACCAGGTGTGATCCGCGTCTGGGAGCTCTTGGTCTTTAAGGTCTTCTCGTGTTCCATGGGTCTCAGCCAGTACTTGCCGACAATCGTGTGGGCTTGGTTGGTTTTCTGGTACCGGCAGCAGCGTAGCAGGGTTTAGGGTGACCGGAGGGCCAAACTGGACGCGGTCCGTGTCCAGTAAGAGGGCCTGGTAGTGGGTTAGGCGTGCGTTGGTTATCCACCGGTCCGGGGGCTGCCGCACTATGGCCTCTAGAGTATGTGGAGTAATAACAGTCAGTGGCTGCCCAAGGGTTAACTTAGCAGAGTCTTTGACCAGCATAGCGGTGGCTGCCATGATACGAAGACATGGGGGCCAGCCGGCCGCCACAGGGTCCAGCTTCTTGGACAGGTATGCTACCGGTCTTTTCCAAGGCCCCAATTTTTGGGTCAGGACTCCTTTGGCAATCCCTTGCCTTTCGTCCAGGAAGAGGGTAAAGGGCTTTGAGGTGTCCGGTAACCCAAGGGCTGGGGCAGACAAGAGTGCCTTTTTTAGTGCCTCAAAAGCCAATTGATGCTCTGTCTGCCAGGTGAAAGGGGTGCTTTCCTTGGTGAGTGCGTAAAGGGGGGCGGCCAATTCAGCAAAACCGGGTATCCACAAGCGACAGAACCCAGCAGTTCCCAGGAATTCACGCACCTCTCTGGGATTCCGGGGCGGTGGAATGCGAGCCACAGTCTCTATGCGCCCAGGGGTGAGCCACCTTTTTCCCTCACTCAGTATGTACCCCAGGTAAGTTACCTTGGTCTGACAAATTTGTGCCTTCTTGGCAGATGCCCGGTATCCTTTCTCACCTAGTTCCTGGAGTAGATGCCTAGTACCTTGCGTGCAGGCTTTCTTTGTGGGGGCCGCCAAGAGGAGGTCATCTACATACTGGAGCAGGGTCACTTCTGGATGCTGGGTCCGGAAGTCGGTGAGGTCCCTGTGGAGAGCCTCATCGAAGAGAGTGGGAGAGTTTTTGAACCCCTGGGGAAGTCGAGTCCAGGTCAATTGGCCTGAGATTCCTCTCTCAGGGTCCTTCCACTCAAAGGCAAATAGTTCCTGGCTTTGGGGGGCCAGGGGTAAACAAAAGAAGGCATCTTTTAAGTCCAGTACGGTATACCAGCTGTAGTCTGGTTTTAAGGTACTGAGCAAGTTGTAAGGATTGGGGACCGTAGGGTGGATATCCACAGTTCTTTTATTAATTTCTCTCAAATCTTGGACGGGCCTGTAATCCTGGGTACCAGGCTTTTTTACTGGCAGAAGAGGAGTATTCCAGGGTGAGCGACAAGGTCGCAAAACTCCAAGTTCTAGAAATTTGATAATGTGTTGCCGAATGCCCATATGAGCTTCTAGGCTCATGGGGTATTGTTTGATAGATACAGGCACCGCTGTGGGCTTTAGATCAATTATGATTGGGGCTTGACACTTGGCCCGCCCAAGTCCTCCCGTTTCCGCCCAAGCTTGGGGAAAATCTTGTAACCAGACATCAGGGAGGCTGGTGGTGACCGGGATGTCAAAAAGCCGGTGTTCATCTTGCAGAGACACAGTCAAAATTTGGATGGGTTGGCCATCTCGGTCTAACACCTGGGCCCCTGCCTCGGAGAAGTGGATCTGAGCTCCGAGTTTGGTTAGGAGATCTCGCCCCAGAAGGGGGTACGGACATTCAGGTACCACCAAGAAGGAGTGTGTCACCATTCCTTGCCCTAGGTTAACTGTCCGGCGGTTAGTCCATTTGTGCATCTTTCTTCCTGTTGCCCCCTGGACCCAAGATGTACGAGAGGACAGGGGTCCGTTTGCCTTGGTCAAAACCGAGTGTTGGGCGCCTGTGTCCACCAAGAAGGTGGTGGGATGCCCCCCTACAGATAGAGTTAGCCGGGGCTCGGGGGGGGCTCCAGAGCCCTGACACCCCTATTCGCTGTCCTCACCTAAGGTGAGGACAGGGGCGGGTTTCTTCTGGTCTCTAGGACGCTTGGGGCAGTCCTTGATCCAATGCCCTCGCTCTTTGCAGTAGGCGCACTGGTCCTTATCTACTTTAGGCCGCCTTCTTGTTTCCCCTGACTTTCCTGCCCTTTTTTCAGTCACTACGGCTGCCAGGATTTTGGTTAAATGCTTATCTCTTTTTCTGTCTCTCCGATCTTCCCGTTCTTCCTGTTCTTTTATAAGCCTAGCTTCTCTTTCTTCTGGGGTTTCCCTTTTATTGTATACCTTTTCTGCCTCCCTTACTAATTCCTGCAGCCCATGAGTTTGGATCCCGTCTAGCCTTTGGAGTTTTCCTTTTATGTCTAGTGCTGCCTGATCTATGAACGACATGGCCACGGTAGCCTTGTGTTCTGGTGCTTCTGGATCAAATGGAGTATACATTCGAAACCCTTCCAGAAGTCTTTCCATAAAGGCTGCCGGGCTTTCATCTTTTCCCTGAGTTATAGTCCTTACCTTGGCCAAATTGGTGGGGCGTTTTCCTGCCCCCTTGAGACCCGCCAACAGAGCCTGGCGATAGATTCGGAGACTCTCCCTACCCGGTGCTGTCTCATAATCCCAGTCCGGGCGGGTGAGGGGAAATCCCTCGTCTATTTCATTGGGGAGCTGGGTTGGAAGGCCTCCAGGCCCCGGCACATTTTTCCGGGCTTCCAGGAGGACTCGCTGCCTTTCTTCGGTGGTTAGAAGGACCTGCAAAAGCTGTTGACAATCATCCCAGGTAGGCTGGTGGGTGAGGAGAATTGATTCTATCAACGAGGTCAAGGCCTGGGGGTCTTGGGAAAAGGAGGGGTTATGGGTTTTCCAATTATAGAGGTCCGAGGCAGAAAAGGGCCAGTACTGGATCGTGCGGTTGACCGTGCGAAGGGGAAAAAGGGAAGATTGCCAGGTGGAAGGGCCATCCTGACCTTCGGCCCGCCGGAGGCGGAGACGGGGGGTTTGTGGCGGGGTCCTGGGGGTGAGTTCAGGTGGGGCTGGAGAGGAAGGCGGGGTCGACGAGGAGACAAGAGAGGAAGGAGTGGGGGCAGAAGGGGTGGTAGGAGAAACGGGGGACAAGACAGGGGGCGAGGGTGAGTTGTAGGGTGGGGGTTCCAGGAGGGGATTATGTGGTGGATGAGGTAGAGGGTCTTGGAAGAGGAGGTCTTGCTGCGACTCATCCGGGAGTACGGGTTTAGGCGGATCCAGGGTCCGGTTCTTTGGGACTTCTAGGGCAAGGAGGGTGGACTTGGATGTAGAAGGGGTATGGAGAAAGGGTTTCACCCAAGGCGGAGGATTTCGGACGAGATCCTCCCAGGTGATGATGTAGGCCACTTGGTCCGGGTGACCATGCGGCCCAGGATCCATTACCTTTGTCTTAACCTGCAAAATAACGGAGAGGTCAAAAGTTCCGTCCCGGGGCCACCCGACATGAAGGGTGGGCCACTCGGACGAGCAGAAAGTTTGCCATCGTCCTTTTCGGACTCCTACGGAAAGATTGTGGGCTCTGGCCCGGACGTCTGAAAAGTGCGTCAAAGTCAAAGATAGAGGAGTTGTTAGCGTCTGTCCCATTGTCCCGTCCTTAGGCTCATACACACATATAAATAAGACAACAGTAACAACACAAACCAGACAAAAACAGATGAGCCGCGCGGCCAGAGAATGGCGCCAAAGTACTACAAGTGATTCAGATGGCAGGGGGAACCTGCCTTCAGATTTGAGGAGGCTGACGGTGTCATCAGCCTTCCTCCAGACGACCGCCGGGGCGTCCCCCGGGGTCGGAGTGTGAGGGTCCAGGACACGTCTGTCCTCCCTCTACACTCCTACGAAGGTTGGCCGACCTCAGAGATTAAAGACAGAACAAAAATAAAGTACCTGACTACACACAAGAGTCGTCCCGTCGTCCGTCCGCCACCGGTGGCCGGGGCCGCGCGGTTTCTGCCGAAAAGGAAAAGGGGCCGGTGTCCTCTGGCCGCCTCTCAAATCCCGGACGAGCCCCCAGATGTTAGAATCACGTTCCTTAGGGTTTGAGAGTCGGCGCGAGGAACCACCCAACACACAAATTTCGGCAGAAAGTCGTTTACTGGTGCACCAGGGCCCTCCCTCTAAGGAATGTGGTAGAGAGAGAGAGAGCCCCGATTTGTGGCGATACATCTCTTTTATAGCGTTTAGGCTTTATTTGCATACAGGCTATTGATTGGCCTCTTTCGTAACCTCGAGGCCAGGTGTCTTTTTCTATTTGGCGACGCAAAGGGGTGGGATAGGTGCTAGCCCCGGGGAGGTCTGGGGAATGCAGTTTTCCTTCGCTGATGCAACCTTGGGTCTGGGTTGCAGCGGTCGGGCCCCGCCACCTTTAGCATACTGGTTTGGAATTTCCGGCTGAGGCAGGGCTTGTTTTACAATTCGGAGGGCGGGAAAGCAGTTTTACAGAAGCAGAACAAAGGCAGTTAATCATTTAGTAACGAGTCTTACATCAAGCCTTGCAACAAACTCTGCCTGCGCCACGAACAAACAGAACCATTTACGGGGAGGGCCTAAAAGTTTTACTTTTCATTT